AAAACGTTGGTGGCTACTACTACAACCTTACTTTTCAAGTACCAGGTTCTGGAAGTAGTACTACGGTAAACGTAAAAATTGAAGGTGTTAATATCTCAATGACGCCTAGTAGCACTGTTTACACAGTTTTTGCTAGCCCATACGATTATTACGCTGAATTTATTTTGAATAACACGGATTTTGGTATTTTGGACACCAACCGTTTGGGTTGGTAAAGGAGAAACATTATGGCTACACAGTGGACAGCAGGAACGACTAGCGGGCAGGTGTTGACTGCGGCGACGCTTAACACCATTGGGGCCGCATGGGTTGATTACACGCCGACCCTGACACAAGGCGTGACGGTAACTAAGACTGTGGCGCAGGCCCGATACTGCCAATTCCAAAAAACGATTATTGGGCAAGTAGTTTTAAATGTAACCAGTGCAGGCACTGCCACCGCCGCTGTTGCAATCGGTTTGCCGTTTGCGGCTCGAAGTGGTCAACCAATGGTTGCTTTTGGTTACATATACGACGCAAGTACGAACGTAATGTATAACTTAACTTTTGTACCTGCGTCTAGTGGTGGTTCTACAATTAGTGGCTATTATCAGACAGGTTTAAATTTTGGTACTTCGCCAGCCGTAACGCTTGCAACCAGCGATCAAATAGCTATTAACTTTAATTACGAGGTGGCATAATGAAAACAGTTACTTGCACAAACGAAACCTGCCCAGAAAACGGTGTCCAAGAAAATTTCTGTGGCGACCCCGACTATGTTGAATGTGGTGTCTGCCACGAACCGTGTGCGCTATCGGAACTGTACGAAGACCCAGCATCATGCAACTGGACACCCGGAAGCAACCCTGAAACATGAAAACTCTCGCCGTGATCGCAGCTCTTGCAGTTGTCCTCATGTTCGTCGTTACAGGATGTAGCGACCGCACTCGAAACAACTGCGAACAACAACCCACAGCACCCAGATGTGACACCTCAACAGGAGCAACTACACCGTGAAAAAATACACCAACTCGGAGATTAAAGCGCGCCTCGTCCTCATGGTCGGAGTCGCTCTATCACTCACTTTCATCATGTCAGTCGGCATGATCCTCTACTCACTCGCGTTTGTCGTACAGCCCTTGGAAGTGTCGCCTAACGACTCCAAAGCATGGGAGACCCTCTCGAGCGTAATGTTGGTTCTCGCTGGGGCATTGACGGGATTGCTCGCAGCCAATAATTTGAAGGACAAGGAACCCAAAGATGACATCTAGACCGTACACAGGGAACAAAGACGGAAACCATCCGACACCACGCGCCGGCACAAAACGATTCGTGGAGTTTTGTGAGTACCTTTTCGGTGTCAAGAACATCGGCATCTATGCGAACCGTCCGATGCGCTCAGGCCCACAGCTCTCCGTCCATGCGACATGGCGAGCAGTAGATCTTCGAGGCACGATCCCTCAACGGAAGGCTCTTGTGGAGTTTCTCTATGAGCATCGCGACGCTCTGAACATTGAAGAGATCCATGCCTATGACGGCACAGGATGCCCTCTGACAGGACTTGAAAAATGGGGAGCAGGCTACCGATGCGATCGTGACGCTTGGAAGGCTTGGACTGCCACGCGCAACGGAGGCACACCCGGAGCACAATGGCTGCACATTGAGATCTCGCCACTGATGGCAGATAGTCCGAAACTGGTAGAGGAAGCGTTCACTCGAATCTTTGCCCAATGACTTGACATCGCGTCGCTCATTCGGTCAACTGTTTGAGCCAAGAGAGCACAGCATCAGCTGGGCCCCGACACTGGAGGCACATAATGCACCCGTTCAAGTTCCTCGCCCTTGTGGCGTTCGCCTATTTCAGTCTGGTCGTGGTCTTCGGATCATCGTCAGAGTCACCGCCAGAGACCACAATCAAAGTCTCTCAGACCGTCCAGATCGTTCCTCTTACCGATGAGCAGATCGCAGACCATGAAGCTCTCATCGCTCAGATGATTGCAGAAGAGAACGCTACTATCTACGATGAGCCCGTAGAGACCTCTACAACGCTCGTACAGCTCGCCCAGATAGATCCCGACACCAAGTGTCAAGAATGGCTACCGCTCGCCGTAGAGATGGGCTGGCCCAACAGGACAGAAGTCCTGCAGACCCTCGGTCGCGTCATGTGGAAAGAATCGCGCTGTCAATCAATCTCCGCAGACTCGGAATGGTTCAACGGTCACGATCACGGCCTGACACAGATCAACCAGATCCACGAAGAATGGCTCTCAGAGATGGGCTGGACTCTTGACGACATGGCAATCCCATCATCAAACCTGCGCTTCGCGTTCTTACTATGGAACAGTCGTGAAGAAGCTGGAAAGTGTGGATGGAAACCTTGGAGCATCCCATGCTAAACAGTCTGAACTGGCAAGAAGAAGCAGCTTGTCGTGATCTGCCCGTTGACTGGTTCTTCCCTGAGGTTGGTGCTGAAGCATGGCAACACCTTCGAAGAGCTGTCGCAGTCTGTGAGTCTTGCCCAGTGATAGATGCTTGTCTTAAGTATGCGCTGTCATTTGAGTACCGAGCCCTTCCGGGCATTTGGGGAGGCACATCGGAGAATCAACGCCGAGGGATGCTCCACTCTGACACACCCGTCAGGTAAGGTCGGATTATCCAACTAGGAAGGATTATCCAATGAACGACCCCGACGGTATGGTTCAGACAATTCGTGAGCAGGAAAAGCACATCGCCGATCTTGAGCTTCGTCTGACTATGAAAGATAAGCGGATCTCGTGGTGGGCTGGTATGGCCTCAGATCTTTACGACGAGCTGATCGGCTTTTACAAGCCTGACAGCGATCCGTTTGGATCTATGACATCCACGATCAACCGATTTGAGGAGGCTCAACGCTATGGATCTGAGTAACTATGTTGATGTACCGACACGCTTTGCAGCTCTTCTAGAGAAATGGCCCGAGCTTCGGATCAAAGAGCATCGCCCAGAGATCGTGACAATCGGTGACAAGACCTTCATCAGTGTCACGATGCAAGCATGGCGTACACCTGACGATCCGCTCCCATGTCAAGCGACCTGTTTTGAGCCGTATCCCGGCAAGACATCTTTTACTCGAGACAGTGAGCAGATGAACGCTTCCACTTCATGTCTCGGACGCTTGGCTGGGCTCATGATGTCGTTCCCGAAGATGGCCTCACTTGAGGAAGTGATCAACCGTCAGAAGGAAGAAACCGCTCCACCGTTTGAGTTGCACCACATGGGCCGTAAAGCCCCAGCGAACAACCGTCCAGCACCATCAGAGAAACCGTCTGAACCGCAACTTCGCCTCCTTAAGGCTCTCGGACATACTGACACTGTGCCAGCGACAAAGCGTGAAGCATCCGCTCTGATTGAGGCATTGAAAGAAGCGCAAGTGAACTCAAATGGAGAAGCCTTCTGATGATTCGAGTCCAAGTGACGGAGATGCTGATTGCCGATGCTCAACTCTTCTTAGACAATGAGCGTCCATCGTTTGGTGAGCGAGCAGATCACTACTCCGACGAGCAGTTAATGATAGGCGCTCTCGGTGAAGCTGCACTGATTGACTACTGCTGGAACAATGACCTCCTCGCGTTTAAGAATGAGGGACGGTCATCCGATGTGAGGCTCTACTCAGGCCAGACGATTGAGGTCAAAACTCAGAAGGTGTCAACTGCCCCAGAGATGCATTATCGCGTCAGTGTCGCATCGCGTACCGAGAACACTGAGAGATCAGATTTCTACTTCTTCACCCATCTCCAATATGTTGCCGGCAGAGCTGAGGCTGTCTATCTTCTTGGCGGATGCTCTTGGGACAAGTTCTGGAGGCTCTCTGAGAAGCATCTACAAGGCTCCCCAATGATGCGCCACTATGCGGATGGCAATGAGGTCGCTAACGGACGATATTTCCCGTTAGACACGAACCTTCTGCCGATCTCACAGCTTGCGCCACCAAGCGCGACCCTCAAACATTTCAAGTCACTACAAGCGAAAGAAGAAGCCCAATGAACCCCGACAGAAGTGAATGGATGCAACCCATCCGACCGTTACGAGTCCTATTTAAAACTTCTGAAGAGGATCGCCATAATGTCTACATTCTTGCCGTCCGAACCATTGGCGAACAGATGGAATACTTGACCATTGACGGCATCTTCATCAACGCGTTATCTCGGAGCGTGATGTACGCCGAAACCATGCTCGTAGAGAATAAGTGGACGAGGCTCGGATGATTCAGTATCAAGTGATCTGCATGTATCGAGTGGGTTCTGCCCGAGTGCTTACCGAGAAGCAAGGGAAAGAGCTGCATACCAACCCTTCTATCGTGATGACGATGCTCAACCAAGATCAGCACCTTGACCGCTATGTGAAGGTCATCGTGGACGGTACGGTCGCTGGCTATCAGCCGTATCGGGCAGGTAAGCGCGTCACATTGGCGGACATCGTATGAGCATCTACCGAGCACCACGCCCAGAGTCAAACTGGACTCAGATCCGAAACGAGATCATTGAGGATTCGCGTCTGACCTTCAAGGCCACAGCAGTCCTCATCTTCGTCCTATCAAAGCCTGACAACTGGAGAACCTCCACACGACACCTCGCCAGTGTCAAACGCGAGGGCATAGATGCCATCAGGACAGCCATGACAGAGCTCGAGTGCGCCGGCTACATCAAGCGCCGAAGATACCAAGATGAGGGCGGAAAGTGGCAGTATGACACCCTCGTCTTTGACACTCCACAGCGTGTGAATAACACTGTGCAAAACACATCACCGCAGGTCGCACCTCGTGGGGATAATCCCTACGGGGATAACCCCGATGTATATCAAGAACTAAATACTAAAGACTATGAGATAGTCCCTATGCTCTCTCAAG